GCCGAGCTGAAGGCCGAGCTGACCAAGCGCAAGGTCGAGTTCAGGGGCAACGCCTCGAAGGCAGATCTGCAGGCGCTGCTGGACGAGGCGAAGAAGGCCGAAGCCGGCGCCGGCACGGGCGGCTGATCGACAGCACCACGCGGTAACCCGACGGGCTGGGGAAACCCGGCCCGTCTCTACAAGAGGGCTCCCATGAGCATCACCGACGGCATCCAGTGCGCCTGTTCCAGCACCGACGGCAATGCCACGCTGGCAGTGCTGCGCAAGCGGCTGATGATCCGGCTGGGCTTCGCCGCGCAGGCGAACAACCCGCCGCCGGGCATGAAGGAGCTGCTCAACGACTTCCTGCAGAGCGCGCAGGTGGCGCTGTTCCGGCGACCCACCGGCGAGTTCCGCAACGAGCGCTGGTTCTCCTGGCCGTTGACGGCCGGCCAGCGCCTGTACGACTACCCGGACAACGACGAGAAGAACGGGCCGCAGAACTGCCCGGCCACGCTCGACCCGCGACAGGTGACGTGGGTGGGACGTGAGCGCGATGGCGTCTGGGCCGAGATGCATCAGGGCATCAACCCGCGCAGCTACACCACCAGCGAGCTGACAGGCTTGCCGCAGCGCTACGAATTCCGCAACTGCATCGAGATCTGGCCGGCGCCCGACGAGACGCTGGGCAATCTGGTCATCAAGGGCAAGTTCGACCTCAACCGGTTCACCGAGGACGCGGACAAGACCACGATCGACAGTGAGATCGTCTTCCTGCTGGCGCTGGCCAACGGCAAGCAGCACTACCGGCAGCCGGACGCGCAGACCTACATCCAGCAGCTGGAAGTGATGATCTCCAACCTAGTCGCTGGCACGCACGCCACGGCGCGATACATCCCCGGTCCACCCACTGGTCAGGGCGTGTATGTGCCGCCACGGCCTGAGGTTCCGTTCCCGTGACCGGCCGCATCGTTACCCTCAACGCAGCCAAGGGCGGCATCAACCGCCTGCGGGTGAAGGGCGGGGCAGACCCGAACACGCTCTACGACCTGGTGAACGGCTACGTCGACCAGGCCGGCGTGTCGCGCTCGCGGCCCGGCACCAAGAACAAGGCAACCTTGCCGACTGGCGCCACGAAGGGGATGTGCGCCTACGACGGCAAGCTGATCGTCTTCAGCCATGAGCCGCAGACCATCCCGGCCAGCACGCCCATCGTGGAGTGCGAGGTGCTGAAGCACCCCAGCACACCAGACCTGCCGATCAAGGATATCCACTTCGCCGGCCCGTTCCTCGGCTACCTCTACGTGGTGCCCGAGTTCGTCAATGGCGACGTTTTCCACTACTGGTTGCAGCGCGGCACGACCTGGGAGCCTGGCAAGGTCTACCTGCCGGGCGCGCTGGTCACGCCGACCAACCCCAATGGCATCGCCTACCAACTGGACAGTGGCACCGAACAGTTCGCGGTGTGGGTGCGCAACATCGCGCGCGTCGTCGGCGACAAGGTCGTGCCCACGGTCGACAACGGTTACTACTACACCGTCACCGACGTGTTCGGCCCGGCGCCGCGGTCCGGTGCCATTGAACCGACCTGGCCAACCTCGCCGGGCGCAACCGTGTTCGAAGACAGCGATGTGGCCAATCCCACGCCGGTGCCAGGCGAGCAGTCGGGGAACCAGCTCCCGCCGGACGTGACCGAGCGCTATGGCAGCGTTGGCAGCGGCAGCAGCCCGTGGCGCAACCTCAACAGGGAGGCTGAGTAATGGCCGCACCGTTCTGGCAGGCTGGCAAGCTGTACCTGCCCGGCGATCTGGTCCAGCCGATCACACAGCCGGCCCCCAACGATCCGCAGGTGACCAACGGCGGATTCGAGGGAGGTCCGACCGGGTGGACGTTCTCCGGCGATGCCGCCTATTCCACCACTGGCGGCTATGGCAGTGCGCGCTGCGTAGTGCTTCCCGGCAACAAGCCGGACGGCGTCGCCCTGAACAATGCGCAGCTGGTGGTGCCGGTGGGTGCGCAGCTCACCGCAACGTGTCTGATTCAGCAGGGCGCTTCGGTCGCTGGCGCAACCGCAGGCTGGGCCGAGGTTCGTTGGTATGACGCCCTGAACACGCTGCTCCAGACCGACAAGGGGAATGCGGTCGACAGTGGTTCCAATGGTGCATGGCATCCGTCCACGGTCACTTCGACGGCGCCAGCGTCGGCTGCCTATGCGCGCGCGGCTATCCATCTGACGTCGGTCGCGGACCACGACCACGAGATCTTCGGCGACAACCTGAGCGTCAGCGGCGCGACAGCTGGCCTACCCGAGGGTCTGGTCTACAAGGCTGTCCAGACGGAATCGGGCACCTCGGGCAGCAGCGAACCGGCGTGGCCAGGAATTCTCGGCCAGCAGGTGGTCGACAACGAGGTGATCTGGGAAGCGGTCACCACCAGTCGCGTTACCTGGACTGCGGGGCCGCGCTATGTCAGCGGTGCGACCGAGCCTGTCTGGCCGACCGATATCGGGGCCATGGTCCAGGATGGCACGATCAACTGGAAGGCCATCTCGCGCCGGGTTGAAGACGAGAAGTGCCCGAACAGCAAGGTGGTGGCGATCGTTGCCAGCAAGGTGTTTGCTGCAGACGATGACATCGTGAAGTTCAGCGCCACCGCGAACCCGCTGGACTGGTCGACGGTCGATGACGCTGGCTACCTGCCCACTGGTCTGCAGCAGGCCAACGCCAACAGCATGGCCGTCCTGCAGCAGTACCGCGCCAATCTGGTCGCGCTGAACGCGAGCAGCTTCCAGAACTGGCAGGTAGACCCTGATCCGGCCTCGATGGCGATCCTTGACCAGATGGACGGCATCGGCTCGCAGTGGCAGCGGGCTGCCGCACCGGTGTCCAACGACCTGATCTACCTGTCGCAGCGAGGGGTGCGCACCATTGGCATCGCCAACGCGGCCGAGAACCTGGCCGCCGGCGACATCGGCGCTCCCATCGATGTGCTGGTTCAGCAGGCAATGCTGTACGCCGAGGCGAACAGCACGCCACCGATCGGAACCTACTACCCGGGGGCAGGTCAGTACTGGCTCGCATTCCCCAACTATCCGCCGCCGGTGCTCGGTGTGTACGGCAAGTTGCCCGCCGGTGGCTGCGGCGATGCGATCGATTACACCTATGTGGTCGCCGGTGGCTTGCCGCCGTACAACGTCGAGATTTCCGCAGGCGAGCTTCCGGAAGGTCTGAGCATGACCGCTCAGGGCCGGGTGTTGGGCGAGCTCGCCAAGGGTGGCGACGCCATCTGGACGGTCCGCGCAACCGATGCGCTTGGCGACACGGCTGAGCTGCAGGAATCGCGCACTGGCCCCGAGGGCTTCTTCAAGTACCTCACGAGCCGGCCGTATCCGGTCGTCATCCCGCCAGACGGCATCACGGCGGCGGCGCAGTTTGATGGGCCCGGATTCCCGCCGAGCTATGCGCACCAGGACACGTTCACCGCAGCGGCGGCCGTCACCGGTGGCGAACTGCGACCGCTACTCATCCCGCTCAACCAGCCCGTGGAAGCCTTCAACGTCAGCGCTACCGTTACCGGTGGGTCGCTGGTCGTCACCCTGAAGAGCTACACGATGCAGCCAGAGGCGATCAGCACTGGCACCAACATTACCGGCGGAACCCTTGAGGTGAAGCTGGTGCAGACAACCGTGCCGGTCGAGTCAGTGACCGCCGCAACCACGATCACTGGAGGAACCCTATCGTGACCGAGTCCATCGACATCAACATCACCGGTCACGCAGCGGGCCGGTTCAAGTTCGAAGCATTCAAGGCCGACGCCGAGGGCAACGAGATTCCGGGGACCCGCAGGATTGTGGCCGACTGGTTCGACAACCTGATCGTCAACGGCGGGATGAACCTGATTGGTGACAACCCCTCAGGTAACGCTATCGGCAACACCTCGACGCTCACCGCATGCCGCGTGGGTACGGGCAGCACTGCGCCAGCTGTCACCGATACCGCGTTGGTCAACCAGGTCGCCGCAACGACAACCGTCTCGGCTCGAACATCCGGCGTTCAGGCGACCACGCCCTATTTTGGTTGGTTCCGTACCACCTACCGGTTTGCGCCGAGCGGCACCGCACAGAATCTGGCCGAGGTTGGCGTGGCCACGGCGGCCACCGGCGGGACCCTGTTCTCTCGTGCTCTGATCGTAGACGGCGGCGGCAGCCCGACCACCATCCAAGTGCTCGGCGATGAGTCGCTCGATGTGACCTACGAGCTGCGCCTGTACCCGCCGCTTGCCGACATGCCGTGGTCTGCCACCATCTCGGGGACCAACTACAGCGGAATCGCGCGCGCGGATCGTGCTGGTGATGCCACCGCGTGGAACGCGAACGGTCCGAATTGGCGAATGGACGGCAGCAGCATGAAGGGCTGCATCCTTGCCACGTCGTTGGCGATGAACGTCTACAACGGCAGCATCGGCGCCATCACCGCCACCCCGAGTGGGACGGCGGTTTCGGTCGATCTCAGCCCCGTGGGAGCAGTGACCGCCGCTGCCTATACCGCAAACAGCTTCCAGCGCAGCCACGCCGTGCTTCTGGACTTGGCGGTCGGCAATGTCTCGGGCGGCATCAGCGCATTCCGGATCATGACCGGCATCGGCGGCTACCAGTTCTCCGCGTCGCCGGCCTTCGCGAAGGATTCGACCAAGCGCCTGACACTGAACATGAGCTTCTCCTGGGCGAGGTACACGCCGTGATGCCAGACGGCGTCCTGTCCACATCGCCGCAGCCCTCGACCTACATCGAGCGGGTCAACTCGACGTTGAACCCGCTGGTGGACTACGAGATGGGCGGCACGGCGCTGAACAACGCATCGGCAGGCCTGTGGGTCCAGCTGTGGCGAGTACGTGTGGATGGCGACGTCGTGTATTTGGGGCCGGAGGACGGCGATGAGGCACCGGCCTTCATCCGCCCGGGCATTACCGAGGTTGCCCTGGCATTCGATCAGAACATGCAGCCGGTGATCGCCTTCGTGCAGAACGGCTTGGCATGGCTGTGGTGGTTCGATAGCACGGTGCCGGGAATGGTGTTCACCCAGATCCCCGGTGCGCTGAATCCGCGGCTGACGCTGGACGACAAGCGCGCCGTCGAGGCAGCGAATTCGGACGTCATTCTGGCCTACCTGCGCGGCGGCTCGTTGTACTACCGACAGCAGCGCGATCGCTACCTGACCGAGTACCTGCTGACGGCCAACCCGCCGTGCGGCGGCCTGGCTTCGGTCTGCATGGCGTCTGGCGGGCGCCTTCAGTTCGGTTTCGGAGGCTCCTGATGCAGTCGACCGTGTTCGTCTACACCATGACTGGCGGCGGCCGATCCGGTGCCTGGAGCCGCTACCTGTTTCCATTTTCCGTTGATGCCTTTGCCCAGCTCGGCAAGGATCTGTATGTGCGGCATGGGGACGAAATCAGCGCGGTCAGCGACTTTGCCTTGGGTGATGACGTTGGCGGTCAGTCGATCCCCTTCGGCGGCACGGTGTGGTGGCCGTGGCTCGACTTCGGCACGCCGAGCGTGACCAAGATGATGGAGGGTTTCGACATCGTGAGCCAGGGCGTGCCCAGCATCAGCATCGGCTACGACCAGCGCAATACGGCCGCGTTCACCGACCCGTACACGGTCGATGCGGACACGCTGCCCGGCGGCGTGATCCCGTTCCCGCTGTCGGCGCCAACCTTCAGCCTGCGCGTTGACTTCGCGCCGGGGCAGAAGTGGGCGCTGACGCAGGCGTCGCTGAGCTTCTTCGACCTGAGCAACGGGCCATGACCGTCACTGTGCACAACCAGGTATTGATCGAGGAACTGGCCTACCTGGCGCGCAAGATGCGCCCGGACGAGATCGAGCAGGACCTGGCCATGACGGGCATGACCGAGTACGACCCGGAGCAGGCGATCCTGAAGATGGCGGCGGTACATGGCCCGAAGTTCGTCATCCTGGCTGATTACACGCCGGTGGTGGCCGGTGGATTCTGGCAGGTCCGTCCGGGCGTATGGGAAGGATGGCAGCTGGGGACCATGGAAGGCTGGGACAAGCACTGGTGGCACATCACCCGCGTCACGCGGAAGCTCAACGACCGTATGCTGGCCCAGCCCGACGTGCACCGCCTGCAGCTCTACGGCCTGGCCGGCCGCGACAAGACCTTCGAATGGTATGAGCGTTCGCTTGGCTACCGCCGTGAGGCAACCCTGAGCCGCTACTGCGCCAACGGCGCCGATGCGGTCCTGTTCGTACGCACCAAGGAGGCTGCCTGATGGCTGGCGGCGGCAATATCGGCAAGGGCAACTGGGCAGACCCGACGGGCTTGGTCCAGAAGTCGGGCGCGGGGAAGTTTCTCGACCCGTTGGGCCTGACCAAGACGGCGAAGCAGGGCGAGTCGGCGGCGGACATCGCAGCGCGCATGGAGATGGAGCGCCAGGAGCGGATCCGCGAGTCGCAGGGCCGGATCAACCAGGTGTTCGACAACCCGCGCCGCGCTCGGGATATCGCTGACTTCGTGTCGGCCACCCGGTCGCGCCTTACGGACGATCTGAACCGGCAGAACACCGATGCTACCCGCGAGCTCAAGTTCGCGCTGGCACGCGGGGGTCTATCCGGCGGCAGCGTCAACGTGGACCAGAACCGACGCCTCGGGGATGAGTACAACCGCGGTCTGCTCAACGTCGAGGGCCGCGCGCAGGGCGCAGGCGCACAGCTGGAGGCGGCGGACCAGGACGCGCGTGCGCGCCTGATCCAGCTGGCAACGTCCGGGCTCGACTCGACAACTGCAGCATCGCAGGCGGCTGCTGGGTTGCGCTCCAACTTCGAGAACGCCCGAGCCCAGGCATCGGCCGACCAGTTGGGCGACCAGTTCGCCACCATCGGCGGTTTCGTGAAGTCTCGCCGCGAGGAAGCGGCGCGGCGGCAGGCTAACCGGGATGCGAATTTCAACCTCTACGGCGGCGGTGCCGCATACGGTGGATAACCATGGGTCAGTTCATCCCCATCGCCATTGCTTTGGCCGGGACCGCAGCTCAGCAGGCGGAGACGCAGCGCGTCGAGCGTAAGCAAGACGAGGCCACGGCCCAGGGCCTGCTGAATCAGTCGCGCCGGCAGCAGGACACCGATCGCCGGGTGAACGACGAGATCGCGCAGCTGGAGACCAGCACGGCCGACGCCGCACGCAACGAAAGGCTCGGGCAGTACATGCAGCAGATTCAGCGAGGCCGCAAGCAGGCCGTGGCCGGACTGGAGTCGCCGATTGGTGGTGCCACCTTCCAGGCCGATGCCGGCGCCGCGCGCACCGGTGCCGACAACGCGGCGGCGACTACCGCCGGCCTGCTGTCGCGCATCGACGCGCCACAGCTGCAGCGCCAGGGCGAGGCCTTCGGCTACGGCAAGCTGGCCACTGACGTCGAGATGGCCGCTCGCGAGAGCCGCGGGCAGCAGCTGATCGACCAACTGCGCCTGCGTGGCATCCGCCGTCGGCCGGAGGTCGACCTGCTCGCCGGCCTGGCCACTTCGGCTGGCGGTGCAATGGCCGGTGGCGGTGGCGGTGGCTTTGCGGCTGCCGCCCCGCGCCTCGGCGCCAACTACTACGGGACCTACGACCCGCTCACCATGGGGACTGCCTGATGGCCAATCTATACCAGGCCGGACAGGCGCTCGGCAGCGCGCTGTTCGGCAGCACCCAGGACACCTACACCAACCAGCTCGGCCGGCAGTACCAGGTAGAGCAGGCGCTGCAGGAGGCGCGACAGGCGCGCTCCAAGGCGGTACTTGGCGAGCAGAACGTGGCCAAGCGGCAGGTCATCGACAATCCGGATCTGCTCGGCCAGGTTCTTGGGGGTGACGCCAACGAGCGCAACCAGTACATAACCGACGTGAGGCGGGCCA